GTCAAATAATAGCAACCTTTTTGTAAATTTCCTCGAAATTTTTAATTGCTCTTTTATGTAAGTTATGAACATTCTGCCTTGAACAATCTATTAGTTCTGCAACCTTTTCCCAGGTGCATCCATTAATGTACCTATCTACTAAAACAATCCTTTGCTTAGTGCTACAAATTTGATTGATCATAAATCTTGCTCGCTCTCTCTCCTGCAAGAAATCACTCCATTCTTTCATAATCTCTTCTGTAACCGCATCAAGATTTGCAACTTTATCCGCAATAGTAATTGGTTGCCCTCCACTTACTTTATCCTTACTATAATCAATGGCTTGTAAACTCATGATATCTTGTCTTATTCTAAATATTTCTCTCTCCTTACACCTTATATTCAAATCAGTATCACGTATCTGATTTAAATATTCCCTTCCAGTCATCGGCTATTATTCCCCTGTTCCTTTAATTTATCGGTCCATTCTTTCCATGTATATATTGGCATCCCTTTTGCTATTGCAAATGACCATTCACCAATGCAGCCTTTAGATGTTTCCCAGTCCCCACATAATACTAAGGCATCACATTTATTTAACATGTCCAAACATATTTTTAAGCCTTTTGAGTATTGTGTATCAAAGTACAACATGCTGAAATTGTGAAGAGGTGATAGATATGTATTGTTCTTATCTATCATTACTAGGTTTTCCATGATTGTATCAATGGAATACTTATTGGCTTTATCTCCTCCAAATGGATGAGCTACATATATTAATTGGTTTTTAATCATCCGCTTCTCCCTCTTGTACTAGATCATTGATGTGAAATGTTTCACCCTCAGCCGCATCATCTGCCAATTCTTCTTCCCATAGTTTACCCTGCGCTCTTGCACCTTTTACAAACATCTCAATTTCTTCAACTAATGGAATTAATTTATCTTGCGGTTTCTCTTCTACTTTGATCCATGAAGTACTAATTGTACATTCATCACCTTTTTTATTTGTTATCAAAAGCACATATTTAACTTCTGTGATAACTCTAGGCAGTTGTTTATGCCATTTAAAGTTAATGGATTTAATCTTCATCCACTCTTCTTCAAACAGCTTAAATACTTTAAATACTTCAAATACTAGCGTTCTTGCTTTTACATATGCTTCTAATATCTCTGGTCTGAAATCATCTTCTGTAACCAGTTGATATGTTTCAGTAATACCAGCATTATTTACTTTCTCATACTTTACTTTCTTTTTATCCCCAAATCCAATGCTTAGTATCCTCATCTTTATTTTCCTTTCCGTTGTTTATCTTCGCACACCCAATCCCCACAGAGTACTTTATTTCGTTTGTTAGTGTGAAATTTCTTTCCGCACTGCACACAGTATCTTGTGTATTTAAATGCTTTCTCTAATCTTGCTTCACGTTCTTGCTCTAGTTGTTCCTTCGTCTTTCTAGGCTCTACTGGTTTGCCTACTCTACAATCTGGACACCATGTGTTATGGCTATCTGGTGTAAACAACCTATCACATCTATGACATTTTCTTTGCATGTTTGCTCCTTAATCTTTTACAGTGCAGCTATACCCTTTTAGCTTTCTCATCCTGTGCCTAATGGTTCTTACGTTATCCCCAACATATTTATAGGCATCTCCCTGTATATTCTTCTGCTCGTTATATTTATCTAGCTGCACTCTCCATTGAATATAACTTTCACATTTACTGTGGCATCCTACTTCTCTAAATTGGCACTCCCTGCATGGTGGTTTCATAATAACTCCTTGCCCATTGATTAAATACTTTGCTCCCCCTTTAATTCATCTCTTCGCATCCTTGCCTTCATCAATGCATCAGATGATATGAATACATATCCCCAATGTGGGATGAACGCTTTAATAACTTCTTTTGAGCGCCCTTTTACAATATGATCATGTGCTTTACATACATTTCTGTATCTGTCATTCATGCTCATAGCCCTCTAATCTATTGCCTATTACTTTAACTTTCCCATTATTTAATACAAATGCTAAGTCAAAATCTAATACCGCATCATGTTGTGTTGTGTCCTGCTGGTTAATTGCCTTGCATCTCCATTGGTATTTATCAACGCTGTAATATACTTCCCCTACCATTGGTGTATCTTGTATTGATTTGCAATCAAACTCAATATGGTCCTTTTCGTATATTCTTTGTCCTAGTGTGTCTTTTGCTTCGCTTCCTCTACATAGTGTTCCGTCCTCAATTGGTACCCATGCATAGGTATCATTTTCTACTGCTAATAGTCTTATTTGTGAGTAGCTTTGCTTTATTTCATCACTACTTACCCATTCTGACCTGTTCACGTTCTTTCGTAGGCCTTTATATACTAATGGCTTCATGCTACCTCCTCACACACTGCATTGATGCCCAGTTTCTTTAGTAACTCGTGTATCATCAATCTTCCTTTTTGTGTCCAGCGTGTAGATGCTTTGCACTCCAATCTTCCGTCTGTAGTCATGTATGTGTGTGTCTTAGTCTTTGTGTACCCTTTTCGCATTAAATCGCTGTACAAAATCCATTGACCGTTTACGCTACGTTGGATGTGTGCATCATGTAGTATCTTGTTTAAAGCTTTAGCACTTAATCCATAGTCTGCAGCAATCTGTGTTACTGTCATTGCATTTGTACTGCTTAGTATTTTGTCCACATAGTCAACCTTTGGCTCATATTCCGCTATTTGTTGTTTCTGTTGCTCAATGATAGCCTTTGATTGGTTATGTGCTTCTACTTCGTCTGCGTATAATCTCAATGCTTCTGGTAGTGTCTTTGGAATATGTAGATCATAGCTTCCTGTTTTTCTAATTTGTGGAAGTACTTCGCTAGTTACCCAGCGTTTAAATTTCTTCGCACCTGGCATCTTTGATTTCAATATCAATGAATATAGTCCAGACTCATTGATTAAATATGTTTCTCTGTTTTGACCTGTGTCGGCAATTTGCCAACGCAGCTTATCTTCTTCATCAATATGTTTTCTAATTGCATCTGCAGTATCTTTATAGCCAAGTGCAGTTGCTACGCTCTTGGCCACAAAGTACACTTCATCTTTAATAATGATTGTTCTAAGTTCCCCAAACTCATTACTATTGAATAGTGTTGTTACATGGTTCATAACTTTGTCCCCTACTATTAGGCAATACTTCTTATATGACCTAACCATTTTATTTACTCACCGCATCAATTCAGCATATATTTTTATGTTCTATAAATCTTTGTTGGAGCATATGCAGGACAGTCTTCACATTCTTCTTTCTTTAGCCAATGTAATGTACCTGCAGTTTTACCTTTGAATACTTTTATTGATGTTTTCCCCTTAGGGCAAGATGCTTTCACCCATAATGCACCGCTTTTTGCTGGTCCAAATGAATGGCTACATATTTTTCTTGGTCTACCTCTTCGCATATTCCCTCCTAGAATGGAATATTTTCATCATCATCTACAAATCCATTTTCAAAATTACTTGCTCCGCTTTCATTTTGTTTAAGTCCATATGTAAGATTTTTGACTACAATCTCTGTAATGTATCTTTTACTTCCGTCTTTTTCGTAGGATCTAGTTCTTAATTCGCCATTTACTGCTACAAAATCACCTTTACGTAACCCACTGTAAAGTTCCGCATCAACCCAACATACTATGTTGTGATATTGTGTACTCTGTTGCTCATTCACATATTTATTTGTTGCCATTCTAAATGTTAGTACTGGCTTTCCTGTTTTTGTATATCGTAGTTCTGCATCTGCTACTACGTTACCGCTCAAAAATACTTCATTTACGTTTATCATTTACTTCATCCTCCCATTTCTCACATTCTTTACTAATTACGCATAATGCCATTATTGATACTCCTAGCATTGCCCCTATCACAATGCCTATTCCTAGTAGTTCCATGTTTTACCTCCTCAATTCTTACTAATCTGTAAAATCTGTAAGGATACCCTTCATCTGATACAGCTTCAACTACACTGTCTGTTTCTACGTAATAACCTTTTGGCGGTTGGATATAATCCCTCCACTCACTTGGCTTCAATATTTCTGTTTTTACTTTTGGTTTTTCTAAGTTTTTGCTACTATTCCACCTGCGCTTAAATGCATCTTCTTTATCTGAGTAGCATGCACTTCTTTTTTCTTTTACAAAGTAGCTTGCTAATCTCACTGCGTCTTCTGCTCTACCTTGATACAACATCAGCTTATGCATACCATGCGGCCATAATTCATTGATTTCATCTGAATACAATTCCGCATTATTTATGATCATGTGGAAATGTATTCTTGTTCTCCCCTCCGCTATGTAAATGTATTTCAATTCTTTATCCAGTTTTTTATATCTTCGCTTTAGCCTTCTTATAAAATTCTGAATATCTTTCTTTGCATCTTCCCATGTAGCAGGCTGTTCTTTATATGTGAGTGTGATGTAACAATCATTTGTAGTGAAGTTATTATCAATCAACATACGCAGCATTGCTTCTGCTTGTTTTTCATTTTGCTTTTTCTGTGCTTCTGGTGTGATGCTTTTCTTTTTTACACGCTTTCCATTCTTCCTATAGGTTCTTGATGTGTGATAATCAAGTACCTCTATCATATTTTTAGATATGACCTTCTTACGCTTCCTCATCGTAATTACTCCCCATGGTTGATTTGTTAATATGTTATATCTAGTTAATAAGAAAAGCCTTGAAATAAGCTTTTCTCTAGTCTTTCATGCCCATGTGTGATATAATTACGTTAGGTTTGGTGCGTAATTACGTGCCTGAAAGGGCTACTTTAATCGGTAGCCTTTTCTTTTTGCCTAGGATAATTGCAATGCATGTCACCTTGTTCAATCTCTAAATATTGACATGCATCGCAATGTTCTATGCATATAATCCCTTTGGCCTGTCTACAGTGTATGTAGGCACGGCTTTTTTTATTGCACTCATCACATATGCTGCAGTGTTTACTCATTACATGTCACCGCATCAAGCAGTATTTCTCTTGCCCTTAATGCAAGATATACCTTGTTTTCTTTAATTGGGCCTTTACCTGTTATGCGTAACACATACTCCCCTGTTTTTCGCTTAATAAAAATAGCGCATCCATTTGCAAGAATAGTAAAATCTAAACTTGTGCTTTTATTGCTTACACTAATTGATGTAATTCGTTCCCTTAAAACTTGCATTTCTTCATCATCAAACATTAAATATGTTTTTAGTAGATCTAGTGCTTTTTCTTTTTTGTCTTTCATGTTTTATCACCTCCTTAACCCTGCCTAACATCCAGATTGTGATGCCAGTTGTTAGTGTTAATACTATATTGATTAATATTTGCCAGCCTTCTGCTTGCTCAATTCCTCCATATAGTCCTAACCCCAATATTCCCAAGCACCATTGCACGGTTGTAATTAGATTTATAATGTTCATCTTCTATGCCCCCTTTAGCCACTTCATGTGCTGCCCTTTCATCCATGCTTCAAATTTATCTACATGTACCAGCGTTTGTTGTGGTCCTAGTTGCATACAGATTTCATTAAATCTACCTTCATTGCGGATCATATCTACTCTTCTGTAGATATACATTCTGCTGCGCCCCCATATCTTAGCTAATGTACTAATAGGCACATACTTTGGTTGAACACTTTCCATTCTATTAATCCTTTCTTATTGCTATAATTATTTAAAAGGAGGTCTTTTATGAAACCCACTAATGACTTATTTAAAAAATCTGAAGCTATTAGTAATGCCATCCAAAAAAATATAGGGATTATGAAAGCATTACCGATTTCTAATTTTCAGTTATCGCAAAAATCTATTGAACAAGAGTATTTAAACTATAAAGAAGAACTTGATTCATTTGATTCACACGCTCATTATCTAACCAATGAAAATTTAGAAAAATTAATATTATTCATTAATAGGAAGTCAAAAACTTACGCTGAATTAAAAGCAGAAGTATCAATATTGAACGATGCAACTCTCCAATTGTATTTATCCAACACTCCCAAAAAGAAAGTTGAACCACCCTTTTATTCTATTGATCGTATATCTGCAATCTCTAATACTACCTCTCTAGTACATTCCTACTTTAAGCTTGTAACTATACCAAAAGATTTTTTTGCACCTTATTATTTTGATGATTCTGATGAATTTCAACTAACCGTATCCGGTTTAAATTTCTTACATCAATTGGAAAAAGAAAATCATGCATTACAGCTTGCAGAAGAAAGTCTTCGTATTTCAAAGGAATCTGCTAAATATGGTAAATTTGCTGCATGGTTAGCTGGCATTGGTATATTTACAACAATAATAATTGCAATATTATCCTTTATATTCTCGTAATATTTAGAATCGTTAGGATTACTGCAATAACAAACATTCCTAAATTAACTCTTGTGCAATATCTTATGTCTTGTAATGTTTCCTCTGTAGATTGATTTTCTTTATATTTCAAGGCATTAAAATATTTAACTATAATCCATTTTTTTTGATTCGCATCATGTGGCTCTTTTTTTCTATCCATTTATACGTCCTTTAGTCCTCTTACAACCTTCTTAACAACACCTAAATAACGTTCAGATTTTTTCCCAACTCCAAATGCCTTTATTACAGCCATTGTTATAATGGCATTTTCTACTTCTTCCCAAAATTCTTTCGAGTACCAACAATCTTCAATTGCTACTCTGTCCATAATGTTTTTCATTTGAATAAATGTATCTGCTAAATGATTTACAGCCTCATCACTAGATAATCTATTGTCATACTCTAACGAGTTACTATTTAGTGCTAACTTCATATGTTCTTTTAGCTTAGGATTAGTAATGACTTCTACTTTATTTGCAGTTTTATTTATATGGTTTTCTTGGACTTTAAGTTCATCCACAATTGCTTCATCAATCATGTTAACTATTGTTCTATGTTTTGATTTTTCAATTGGATCATAATGTATTACTTCTTTAATAATGGTCTTAGCTTCAATCAACTTAACAACTCGCCTTTGACTAACCTCTTTTCGCATTTCATTCATTAATGCATTACCATTCTTTTCCATTTGTGTTTCCTCTTAACTATTTAGATTAAATCCTGTTGAGCAAATCATTTATTGGTTTGCTCTTCTTTCATGTAGTCATCTATCATAATGATTGAGCTGATATATGTTTTTACCGCATGTGAACGCAATTGTTCATCTACATCATCTTTATATGGGACTGTTAATACCTCTTTTAGTCTGTTTTTAATTAGTTCTTTAATTTCTTTCATCTGTATTTCCTCTGTATCAGTTATATCTAAACGTATTAAGAAAAACTTTTCCTCTTGAGCCGTTCAATGAAGAATTGATGACCTTTACATTCAGCTAAACCACAATTATATTTTTTCTTTAATACCCAACAATCACATTCTTCTTTTAATTTCGCCCCACAATGTTCACAGAAGTTTCCATCCAGTACTTCTACATTACATTTGGGGCATTTTATTGTTTTTTTCTTCATATGTTTTCACTATTATTTCTGTAACGGTAACTTTGAAAGATAAGTAGCTTCATATTCTAATACAGTAGAAACACTAAGAAGGATTTCATTTGCTCCTGCATATGTAAGTCCTTCTTTTTGTTTTAATAAGGAAATCACTTCCATTACAATTGGATCTTTATATGACTCTTTCACTTGATATAGTTGAGCGCTGTTCATTGGTTGTCTTAAATCTTTCATTTGATTTCACCTCTTTGTTT